ATCAATACCGAACAGGCAATGGAGTTACAGGGTCAGTTCTTTGCTAGAATGAAAGAGATCCTTGATGAACAGAATGTTGAGTATCAAGACAAAGTATTGGCGAAGGTTGTTAAGCGTTACTATCCTGATTGGCGTCGTCTTATTAATGAATGCCAACGCTTTGCTGCTAGTGGCAGTATTAATACTTCTATCCTTGCTGATGTTGCTGACATTAACTTAGACTCTCTTATTCGTTCTCTTAAAGCTAAGGAGTTTACTATTGTACGTAAGTGGGTTGTTGATAACATTAACAATGATCCTGTTACCGTGATGAGAAAACTTTATGATGTCTTGTACGACAATCTTAAGGGAGGATCTATTCCTGAAGCAGTGCTAATCATTGCCAAATACTCTAGAGATATTCAGATTGTTCCTGATCAAGAGATCAACCTGTTGGCATGTCTGACAGAGATCATGATGAGTTGTGAATTTAAATGATTAAGACGACACCTGAAAATGTAAAGGAAGCAAACGAAGCACTGTTTCGTGCTACAATGAATCTTCCCCATGCTGCTGTTCATTGTGGAATGACAGAGCGTGAAATGAAAATGATCTTTCGTGAATATCTAAAGTATAATGCCCCAGACTTTGAAATCCCTGAAAACACCTTTACGTTACCCAGGCGGAAAGAGTCGAGCCCTGAGTAAGCTCTTTCAGTATATTCCTAACCTGAAAGATTACACTGAGTATCATGAACCATTCTTGGGTGGTGGATCTGTGGCATTGGAAATTGGTAAGAGATACCCACACTTAAACATCTGGGTAAATGATCTCTATGAACCACTCTATAATTTTTGGAGAGTTCTTCAGGATCAAAGTGATGAACTTTATTCTAAGTTAGTACAATTAAAAACTAACCATCCAGATCAAACATCAGCAAAAATTTTATTCTTAGATTCCAAGGAGCAACTAAACGATGATTCTACGACCGATGTATCTCGTGCTGTGTGTTTTTATATTGTTAATAAGTGCTCTTTTTCTGGTCTCACAGAATCCAGTTCCTTCAGCAAGCAAGCGTCAGATAGCAATTTCTCGATGCGAGGCATTGATAAACTCCCTGAATATTCAAGAATGATTTCCAAGTGGAAGATTACTAATCTATCTTATGAAGAACTATTTGATGACAGCAAGTCAACCTTCGTCTATCTCGATCCCCCCTATGAAATCGGATCTAATCTTTATGGTAAGCGAGGAAACATGCACAAGGGATTCGACCACGACTCCTTTGCTCTTACTTGTGATCGTTTTATCTCTCCTCAACTTGTATCGTACAACTCGTCACAGATAATTCGAGACCGCTTCCAGTACGGGTGGACAGTTGCTGAATTTGCACACACTTACACCATGAGGAGCGTAGGGAGTTATAATACAGATCAAGCAAGCAGGGCTGAACTGGTCCTTATGAACTATGAAATGTGAAGTCAAACTCTACGTTGCTGGTACAGTCTTCAAGGAAGAGGTTATCGCTCGTAACTACGAAGAAGCACGTCAAGTTGCTCTGGCACGTAACCCTAATGCTAAGGTCATGGGAGTTACTGCCGTATTTAAATAATGGAAAATGGAACTAAAAGACTATCTGTACAGCATCAATCAATCTAAGAAAAATATCATCCAGGATGACCCAGAGGCGGAGCGAAAGTATCCGCCTTTTATTGTGAATAAATGTCTATCATCTTTCACTGATACTATTCTCTATGCTAATGAGATGAACAAGAACCCTCATCTAGACAAGAGACTACAATATGATTTTTTTATAAATAGTTTGAAGCCTAGGAAACGATTCACTCCTTGGTTACGAAAAGAAACTCTTGAGGAACTTGAATTAGTCAAGCAATATTATGGTTATAGTCATAATAAAGCATTAGAGGCTGTCAGACTTCTCACCAAAGAGGACTTAAATTATATAAGAAAGATTTTGAATAAAGGTGGTATGAAATGACAACTGATATTGAAGTACAGTGGCAACCTACTGATATGGTAGAAGTTACACTGGGGCAACCAGATGACTTTTTGAAAGTGAGGGAAACCTTGACACGTATTGGAGTGGCGTCTCGTAAAGAGAGAAAACTCTATCAGTCTTGTCATATTCTCCATAAGCAAGGTAAGTATTATATTGTTCACTTTAAAGAGTTATTTGCTCTTGATGGTAAACATACTAATCTTTCTTTAAACGATTTACAAAGACGTAATAGAATTATTCAGTTACTATCTGACTGGGGTCTTGTTTCTATTGTTAATGCCGAATCAAATTTAGATGTAGCACCTCTAAATCAAATTAAGGTTCTTGCTTTCAAAGAAAAAGATGAGTGGACACTAGAGTCAAAATATAATATTGGTCGTAAGAAACCAACAGAATCATAAATAAACTTGAGACCTTTCGTGCGGTCTCTACAAAAGTCGGAACACCATATAAACTATTACGGTTAATACTGTAGTAGTTTTTTTGTCGCTTGGTTAAATAGTACTGGATGCCTACGGGGTCCATACAAAAAATCTCGCTTATTAAGGAGAATACCATGACAAACACTTGGGAGTTATACCTACCCCATGCGGTGGGTTTAAATGACATGTTCCATCGATTAGATTCGATGTCTGCTCATAATAAAAATTACCCCCCGTATAATTTAATCAAGCATGACACCAGTAACTACGAAGTTCAACTCGCTCTTGCAGGATTTAAAAAAGAAGAGATTGAAGTATCTACTGAATCAAACATTCTCAAAGTTGCCAGCAAAATTACAAGAAAAGATCCTGATACAGAATATTTGCACAAAGGTGTCTCTAGAAGATCCTTCTGTAGCACTTGGCAACTCGGTGACGATGTTAGAGTTGTGGATGTAGATTTTACTGATGGTCTTTTGTCCATCTCGTTAGAAAAAGTTGTACCAGAACATCAGAAGAAAATTGTTTTTGATGTGGGCGGACCTGTCTCGAATAAACAATTCTTGACAGAATAAATATTGTCACAGGGTTGCTTGCCAACTCTGTGTTTTTTTGATATAATGATGAGAGCAGATATTTACTATGTCTATTAGTATTGTACATATTGTTACTGGAGAACAAATAATTTGTAAACTAGATGAAGTAAAAGATAACGACGGTGAATCCGTTTGTTTTCAGTTTACTATGCCTATGACATGCAATTTAGTTCCTGGTGATACTGATTCGACACCATCTTTAAACTATTTTGCTTGGAGTCCTTTCTCCTCGACCAGACAGTTTAGAATTGGTTTTGATAAGATTATTGCCGTATGTGATCCTACATGGACGTGCCTTAAAACATATGTTAATCTGGTACAACCTCTACACAAAATTTTAAGTGATGAGGAACTTGAACAATTTAACCTTGAGCAAAAAGAAAGAGAACAACCCAATGACTGAACAAACTACAGAAAAACTTAATCCTTCTATTGTCATCTTAAAAACAGGTGACAAGTTAATTACATTTCTTCAGGAAGTTTTTGAAGGAGAAGGCGAAGAACGAAAAGGTGTTTGTCTTGTAATGAACTATCCTTACGAATTGGATCTTATTTCTAATCCTTCACCCGATAATGCTGTCAACGATCTTCAAGTTAAGTTCAGTAAGTGGTGTCCTTATGCTTTGGATTCTTCTTATCGTATTTCTTATGATGGTGTATTGACTATTGGAACACCTGATCCTGGTCTCGCTTCGGCATATGAAGCAAAGGTACAGCAAGCTAAAGAAATTGAAGACAATAGAAATGCTGAACTTCAGCAAGAAGCAGTACAGGAAGTTTTAAACACTACTGAAATTTCTACTGCTGGTGTTGGTGCTGATACAGATAAGCATCCAATTGCTGAACCTTTTGAGCAGGTTGATGAAGAACCAGCTGTTACTCCTGAGGTTGTATGATCAAACTTCTTAAGTTTGATGGGCACTGGCTCGTAGCTGATGTTGAAGAAATTCCTGGGACCGAGTTCGGTCAGCCCGATTGTATGCTAAAATACCCGTGTGAGGTAAACGGGGTAATGGAACAGCTAGTGCCCTTTCCTCCTTACAGCGATGACAAAGAACTGACGGTTCGTTCAGAAAGCATTACTGTTATTGCTGAACCAAGCGCCATGTACATGTCCCTTTATTATGATCTGAAAGACAAAGAGAC